CTATTGACCTTACCCAGAAGAATCCGGACTGGTCTCCAAAACAGGTTATGCAAGAAGCTGCTGAATCAACGCGACAATGGGCGAAAGAATTTCTTTCGCCAAACAAAAACGAACGGGTAACGCGCAAGCAAAAAATTGTGCAACACCCAAGGGCGACTAATGCCTCTGCACGACTTGGTGAAGAAGAGCCGGTTCCAGAAACTGCTTCTGATATTATCGAGGAAATGAAAAGAGTGCGTGGTCAAGTAATACAATAACAAGGAGATGTAAAAATGGCAGGACAAGTATGGTCTGTTAACACCTCCGGTGGTTATATGTATGCCTTAAACCTCAGCAGACAGTTGAGGATGGCAGTACAGCCTATTGTCAAATTTAGACAGTTCTGTGATGTCAAAGATGCAGCCCATCAGGGTTTGCATCGGGGTGATACATTCCATTGGAACGTGTTCAGTGATGTGGGTACTCAGGGTACTACGCTCACTGAAACCAATACTGTTCCTGAAACATCCTTCACGATTGCTCAAGGTACGATGACTATTACCGAAGCAGGGAACTCTGTTCCTTGGACTGGTAAGTTGGATGACCTTTCTGAGCAGCCCGTGGCGGAAGTGATCAGGAAAGTATTAAAAACCGATGCCAAGAAGGCATTCGACAATCTCGCATCTGCGGAATTCAACAAAGCTGCATTGCGTGTTGCACCTACGAGTGGAACTAGCGCAACTGAAGTTACGTTGACGACCAATAGCGTTTGCACTATCACAAATACTCTTGCTCTTAGCAATAATCATGTGAAGTCAATTGTCGATGTCATGAAAGAGCGTAATATCCCGGCCTACACTGGCGATGATTATTATGCGATTGCATGGCCTACAACTTTCCGAGCATTCAAAGATGATATTGAAGCGATCAAGCAGTATGTTGATCAAGGTTTCCGTATGATCATGAATGGGGAAATTGGTCGGTACGATGGAGTACGCTTTGTCGAACAAACCTTTAAAGCCAAGGGAAGCATCGGTACTGCTGGTGTTGCTTGGGCGCAGGGTAAGTCTGACTGGGTAGTATTCTTTGGAGAAGATACTGTAGCCGAAGCGGTTGCGGTTCCAGAAGAAATCAGAGGGAAAATCCCCGGTGATTACGGAAGGGATCGTGGTATCGCTTGGTACTACTTAGGTGGTTTCGGTATCGTTCACACACAAGCAGCCCAGAATCGCATTGTGATCTGGGACAGCGCAGCATAGGAGGTTTATTATGAGTTATTCAAATCCTATTGATGTAGTATATCAAGACGCTGCAGCAACTGATTTCGGCGCTGGTACTGGCACAACATGGAGTTTTAAAGGCCCCAAAGGTAAAAAGGGCAGTTTGAAAAATATTGGTGTGCATACAACTGAAGCTTTTGAATGTGATCAGGTAGCGGGTGCTGTTAATGTCGGCACTAGCGCTGATGCTGATTACTATGGCAAGTTGAATATTGCTGAGGCTACCGCGATTAGTATGTGCTTTAATGTCCAAGACGACACTGACGCTATTATAGTAGAAGCGCTTCCAGCCGACACACAGATACAAGTAACTTATACTCAGTGTGTTGATGCAGGAACTGCTGCTGGTAAAGGTAATGCGTATGTCGAAGTTGAATGGTACTAGGAGGTAATATGGCTAGTAAAAATCATACCGCAAGCGGTAAAATCCCAGCAAATGGTTTGTCATCGTTAGAAAACGTAAGCAAAGAGACTTTAGCGTCTCTCGCTCTCGCTTCCCACGGTCCGAACCAGATGCCTATGGGTGTCGTTCACAAGAAGATTTCCACTGATCGTGGAAAGTTTTCTTTCGACTAATAAATAGGAACGGGGGGCGTTAGCCCCCCAATCCTTTCGGAGGAATTATGGCTAGATCAATTAATGAAGTAACGGCTTATGTATTTGGTAGAGAGAAGCCAACTTCCCCTAAAGAAGCATATGGACACTCTACTGCAGCCGGACGCGGGTACTACACAATGGCAGAAATGTCAGACGAAAGAACTGAAGAATTTATGAGAGCGCAGAAGCGTTCTAATAATATGGTGAATGTCGAGGGCAATATGGTTGGCTCTTGGAATCTTGAATTTTAGGAGAAATATAAATGCCTCATAAAAAAGGACACGAGGACAAGTGGGGGAGTATAAGTGACGCTCGTAAACGTGCAATTAGGGCAGAGATGCTCAAGCGATGGAAGCAAAAGCTAAGAAAGAAGGGGGCTGCTAAAGCAGCAGGTGGTGATCCTAAAAAAGCTGGTGGTACAGGAAGCATGAAAGGCTTTGGATTAACAAAAAAAGAAATAGAATATGCTCAAACTGTGCGTAAAACACAGAGAAAGAAATCAAAGGCTGACGCTAATTATGTTATCCCCGGAACTAAAAAAACTAAAAAGTCTATAGCTAAAACAGCAAGAAAAACTGGCTCTACAAACCCGAAACTTGTTACTGCTATGAGTATGAAGAGCAAGAAGAAAGGTGGTACGGTAAGTAAAGGCTCTCATAAGAGTGGCGCTAAATTATCTGCTGCTAAGGCATGGTACAGAAAACATAAAGCTGCTGCTGGTGGTGATGCAGCCAAGCTTAAAAAGATCAGAAAAAGATACAAACATATGACTTCATGAAGTTAATTAACCTACCGTCCAAGGAATGGGACGAATTAACCCCGGAGGATGTAGGGGGTAGGCGCTCCGAGAAAACTGTATGCATTGTTCGCTACGGTGGTTTCGGAGATATGATTCAAGTGTCTTCTCTTTTCCCCTTGTTTAAAGAGCAGGGGTATAGGGTATGCTTAAATGTAAGTGAGCGCGGTTATGATGTTGTAAAAAGCGATCCATATCTTGATGAGATTCTTTTGCAACAGACAGATCAGGTTCCAAATATTTGTTTAACACAATATTGGGAAAGGCTGGCTAAATGCTTTCACCATTTTGTACAATTATGCGAATCTGTAGAAGGTTCTCTTCTTATTACTCCTGCCAGAACAGAGATGATTGAGGGGGAGCAAAAATTAGTACCTGCAAGCCCTAAGTATGCATGGAGCAAAGAAAAAATTCATGAAGAATGTAATGTAAATTACATGGAAAGAACTCATGATCTAGGTAGCGTTCCGTTTCTTTTAGGGGATTCATTTGTAAAGCCACTCCCTCTTCCGTATAAGTTTAGCCCAAAGTTTTATCCAACTAAGAAGGAGAAGCAGTGGGCAAAGAAAGCTAGAAAAAAAATGGGTTCAAATAAAATTGTTCTTTGGGCGTTAGCTGGATCATCTATTCACAAGATGTATCCGTGGACAGATTCAGTTATTTCCCAAGTTCTTATAAACAGACCAGATGTTTCCTTTGTTACGATAGGTGATGATCTGTGCCAGCTTCTTGAGGCTGGCTGGGAAAATGAACCAAGAGTTATAACCAAATCTGGGAAATGGTCTATCAGAAAAACATTAGCTTTCTTAGAGCAGTGCGATGCTGTGGTTGGCCCAGAGACAGGGGTTCTTAATGCAGCCTCGACTCTTGATTGTCACAAGATTGTGATGCTTTCACATTCTTCTAAAGAGAACCTTTCTAAACATTGGAAAAATACTACGACAATGGAACCAGATGTATATGAAAATTTTTGTTTCCCATGCCATAAGATGCACTATGGGTTTGATACCTGCAATAGAGATGAAGAAACCGGAGGGGCTATGTGTGCCGTACATATTAAACCAGAAAATATAGCGAGAGCTATTTTGGACAATCTTAAATGAGTACGTTTTTAGTTTTATGCCAAAATATGGCGCGGGATGTAGGTATTCCCGGAACAGGTCCGTCTACAACAACCACTACAAATTTGTCAGAAGAGGAAGCATCTGTTGTCCGTTATGTAAATCAAGCTGATCAGGACATTCAGAGTAGATGGTTTGATTGGGACTTCTTGTGGTCTGAAGCTTCTATTACGGCTATTGATGGAACATCCACCCTTTCATCCAGCAACACAGGATTTCCGGGTACATCTACTATTGGCCCACTGGGAAATTGGAAATTGGATTCTCTTGTTTGGGATAAAACATCAGAGAGTTATCAGATTTTAGATTACATGCCTTGGAATGAATATAGGGAAATGTATAAATACGGGACTATTGATTCTGATGTTCCAGAAGTATTTTCTGTAAAGCCTAATGGAGATTTAGATTTGTACCCAACCCCCAATGCAGCGACAATAGTGTCTGCAGAGTATTGGAGAACTCCGGTTGTGATGAGTACTATCTTAAGCGGGGAAACAACAGCAGACGATAATACATCTGCTATCCCCTCTAGGTTTCATGACATTATCACTGCTAGAGCGAAAATGTACTATGCCGAAAATGAGGATGCTCCTGAAATAATGGTAGGTTCTTTATCCCACTTTGAAGATTTGTTAAATCAACTAGAGGCTGATCAGCTTCCAAGTCAAAAGAATAGAAGGTTCTCTTCTGCGCAAGACATGTTTAATTTTGTGGTGCGCCCTGAATGAGCAAACTAAGAAATAGGGATGTTCGACCAAGCCGACTAGAATCTACATACTTCCCTTTTGAGGGGGGTGTTAACATGGTTGACCCCTCTCTTTCTCTTGAGCCGGGAGAATTGGTAGCTGC